TGGTTGTCCGCCATCGTAGCAATTTCATGAGCTAACTTCGCTTTCTGGTCTTTATCTTCAATGACCTTATCTAAAAGTCCAGTTACAGGTTCGATTAAAGCACTTAAAAAAGGTATAGCCATACAATCTCCTATTTTTTACCCTGTATCTTTTTTTCAACTTCAGTAAGTCTGCGCTCTATAAACTCAATGTTTAGTTTCTGTTGAACATCAAACGGCGCTTCTCCATTTTCAATTTGGCTTCTAAAATGATCTAGCTCACCTTGTAAATGCTCAATTAACATTTCTTGCCTAGCATCCGCAGGTAAAGCACCTAGTTCGCCACGGGGCCACTTAATTCTAAACTCAGAATTTAACTGCTGTTCTTGCTTAACCATGTCTAAAGAGTGCTCTAAACTGTTAAGCCTCTCAATAACACCAAAATACAGCCACGTAGCGGTTGCGGCAGCAGCGACCATACCAATAAGATTTTTTACCGGTACTTGTAGTTCGGTACTCTCACTTAGTTTGGTCGCCACGTTCTTAGCTAGTCACATTGGCAAACTTTAGACATTAATTTAGATATACACCAAGCAACCCCTACCGCAACTGCGCCAGTTACTACGGCCTCTAATGCAAAGTTAGACGGGTGAACTACAAAATCTGCAATACCCGTAGAAACAAAAACAAGCCCTGCTTCTTTTTTACCTTTATCTTTTAGAGCATCCTTGCTTATTACAAGAGCTCCAATAATGATTAAGGTCGCCATGATACCGGTCAAAGTTGCTACTAAAAGATGTTGTGGTTCACCAATTTTTCCAAGGTCTCCCATGGACATAACACCACAACATGCCACAAAAACAGCTACCCAACGTCTAGCTGCAACGTCTTTGTACTCCATAAAAACATCCCAAACTTTAGCTAACATATAGACTCCTTATTAAACTGTAGTTTTCTTGCGCTTCTTCTTTTTGGATTTACCCGCAGAAGATAAAGCAATAGCTACCGCTTGTTTTTGAGGATAACCCTCGTCTACTAACTTCTTAATGTTTGTGCTAACCGTTTTCTTACTTTTACCCTTTTTTAGTGGCATGGTAGCACCCATAGAAATCGGTACCTTTGATCGCGGCACCTGTACCACGCATTTTCATAGGCGCCCTGCTGTCTCCGGACATTGGTGGCTCGGCTGTCTTTCCATAAGGAACTCGGCCTTGACCATCGATATCAGCATAAGGAACTGCCTTTGGTGGGTTTGATGGGGCAGACCCCATATATTTTACTCTACCTTTCATGATCTTCTCCTGAATGGGTTTATATAATTAGCAGAACCTCTTTGCAATAATTCACTTAAAGACAAAGATGGAACCATATCGGCATAACTTCGGTATTGGTAAATAGGAGGGGCAACTTGTTGAGCCGGTTGTGGTGCAGGAGCTGCAACCGTCTCTTCCTCTACTTGCATAACTGCTGGGTTTATACCAAGTTGTCGTACTATCTCTGGCGTGTTTTTTAATAAATCGCTGATAAAACCACCTGAGGATGACGGAGAAACGGTGTTTGCTACTCTATTAATCCCTAATTGAGCAACTAACTTTGAAGGATCTGGTTGAGACGGTTCTGGTAAATTGAGTTGTTGTCTTACCCTAGGATCATTAAGAAGGCTCAATATACCCGCAGTCATAGGACCGCCTTGTATAGCCGTTGCATTTTCTTGAGGTTGCGCCATACCCGCAACTGATTCTCTAATAAAAGGCATCCTAACTTCCTCTCTGACCTCTTTGTTTTAACAATTCACGTTCCATTGCAGATTGTATCCTAGCTTGCGTTTGTTTTTCTTGCGAAGCCAACCGCTGCTGGAACTGGTTAGACCTGATCTGCATACCTTGAGCTTCCAGATTAAGTTTCTGAGCGTCAGTCTGGGCATCGTTCTGTTCAGCCTGCGCCTTAATCTGTAGCTCTTGTTCCTTGAGCTGAACCAAAGGATCCGGTTGACCTGCTCCAGAAAGTTGTCCAGATAGCTGCTTAACCTGTTGCATACCTTCCGCAATGAATTGTGCCACCATCTGCTCAATCTGCAACATTTGTTCTTCTGTCGCGGGCCTACCACCCATTTGCTGAACTTGTTGCAGGTATGCTTGAGAAGCTTGCTCCTGAGCCGCAATCTTAACGTGCTCCATCACGTGCTTCTGTAAAGACATAGCCACTGGTGGCAATGAAGCAACCATTGGGCTCGTACCAAATACCAAGTGCGCCATAATATGCGCTTGATGGTTCTGACCCTCAAAAGCTCTAAGCGGCAACATATCCAAAGCATTAATGTTTTCTTGTGCCGGATCGATAGGCATCGGATCCTCAGAAGGAACGTTCTTCATGATCCGGTCTACGTCGGTCACGCCTAACGCCTCATACATGTCACGATACACTTCGTGCATGTTGTGTAATTCCGGTGCGGCCCCAGCTAGTTGCAATTTAGTTTGCGCGAGCATTATGCGCTGCGCTTGACTGAAAACATTCGGGTTGCTCACCGGAATCACGTCAACTCTATCATCAAAGTCTTCGCGCATAACAGTTGCATCACCGCCCGCAACAGAGTATGGATATTCCTGAGGTAAGCTCTCGCTCATCACGCGAGACAGAATCTTAAACTCCTGACGCATAGCGTAATGCAATCTCTTATGCACTGCGCTCATCACCCGCGAGCCTTGCTCAATCATTGCAATCGTCGTTCCGACAGCCGCCTGATCATTGCCGTCCCCAACCTTTAGATCGGTAATCGTGGCAAAGCGCTGTCCCGCCTGCACGACAAAACCTAGCAAGTTAAATAGCGTCTGATCGGGCCCCTTGAAAGGAAGAGGCATGAGGGAGTCACGGATGGCTCCGCCAGGAGCATCCACGTCGCGGAATTCGCCTGGTTGGAGTGGATTATCATCGTCCCTGATACGGAGTCCTCTGGCCTTAAAGCCAGCGGGGAGGTTGGACAAGGTACCAGCATCAATGAGTTGCCTTAGTGCAGCGGTAGCCGTCCGTGACAAACCGCCAATAGTGTGAATCAACCCTAAACCGTAAAACCCAAATCCAGGCAAGAACTTGAAGTGCGTAAAGTATTGAATCTTCTTACGCCTCTCGTCATCCTCCCGATAATTTCTCCTAATAGATAGAACCTGCCCATTGTCCTGAGAGATCGTAACAACATACGGAATCCTAATTCCAGTAGGCTCCCCTTCGTCATCCACGTCCTCATAACCCTTGAGGTCCAAATCCACATGACATTCAAGTAAGGTGCAGTCGTAATCAATCTGTGATTGCTCCACCCCTTCAATCTTATCAATCTCTTCTCTAACTCCCGTCTGCTCAACCTGCGACGGAATCACATCAATATCGCGGTAAAAACCAGCAATCTGTTTCTTACGCAAATCATTCAAGCTCATCCTGAAAACTTGCGTGATGTTCGGACAGCTATCCAGATCCGCTGTCTCGTAAGGAACAATTAAGTTTTCTGCGGGAACAAATTTAGATACCGCACGTCCTAACTGCTCATCGTAATACGTTTTCTTAAACGTAGAACCAGCAAGCGGTAAATAAAACAGCATCTGGTCCATGTCCGGCGTGTAATCTTCCATCACATTCGTGATGTAGTAATTCATAAATTGTTTCACGCGATGCGCTTGCTCGACCTTGGCCCGCGTCTCTTTGCCCATTACAACAGTACGAACGGGCCCCGAAGGTGGTAACAATTCATTAAATGCTTGCGCTTGGAACTGCGTTGCGGCTTCGGCTAACAGAGGGTGAGTCACGCCTGACGAACCACGAAAAGGTTGTGTGCGCTCTTCGTAAGTAAATCCAAGAAGCTCTAAACCATTAGCATACGTCTCTTCCCATTCCTGACGGCTCGCCTTGTTTGCTTCATATTCCCCAAGCAATTCACTTCCAATAACTTGAAGCTCTCTGGTGTCCATGTACTCGGCCAAGTTGTCATAAAACTCGCCTTCTTCGCCACCTTCCATCGGCTCAAAGTCGATAGTCACACCACCGTCTTCGTCCTCTTCAACTTCAATCTCGCCTACATTTTCTGCCTCGATCATAGCCTGGACCGTGTTCCGTGAGCCGGGAATCTCTAGCTCTAGCTCGGCATCCAAGTCCTCCATATCAAGCTGCGATGGAACTGAGTTCTCTACAAAGCTCCCATATCCTTTTTTTTCTTCCGCCATTTAATAATCCTTATACCGTGGATCACGACGTATTATTTTATCGAGACCAATTTTTTCTGCGATACCTAAGTTTTTCCACCACTTATTGTTTATTTTACCTTCTTCAGTTCTAGGAAAATAAACGTCTGGTCCATCTTTTGGAGATACTTTTTTTCTTTCTTCTGGTTTTCTTCCCATAATTCTATCTAGTTGAGAAAAAATTTGTTGCTCTGCCATACGATTCAATTGAGCTTTATTAACATCCCCAAACATACTGGCTTCTTCAAACAACCGTAAGCCCAACTCATTGTTACGTGTATCCATAGCAACATCTCCCGAAGAAGCTCCGTGCCTAACTCTATCTACATATTCTTTCAACTCTAAACCACTCTTTATTGCTTTAGGATCATAGCCATCAACAGCAAGGAATGAACCACCTAACAAGTGCGCTCTAGCGTCTATTAACTCATCGATGGTTGGTAAATCTTGACGTCCCTCGGGCCGCGCATCATAGGTCGATTTTGTGTCGTAACCATATTTATTTTGTAATTGCTCTATAAAGGTGGGACCTTCTCCATATAACTCAGAAACCAAAGGAGTAGGTTGTTCTCTAAAAGCAGAATAACGAATATCAACCGCACCGGGGAATCCTCCACCAGTAACGTAATCATAAAATAGGCTTCCTATACCTTTACTGTCAGAAGCTTCAGCCATGTATTCGTCCTTTAGACGTTTCTTACCGCTCGTGTTTTGCCTTTAATAACGCAACCGTCAATACCATTACGTGCCGATTTGCGTGAGCCACGGACCTCGCCTCCGTACTGCATCTTTTTTACTTCACCGCCATATTTCATTTTTTTAGATCTGCCCGTACAATTAGACATAAGTGACCTCGTCTGATCAGAAATTAAATAGTATTAGCGCAATTATAATAGGCTAATAATATACACGAACTCTACCAGATGTCTCGTCATTTTCCCAATCATCTGTAGGTAATTGCACAAAGTTTCCTTGACGATATCGCATTAAAGCCTGCGTCATACTATCAACCAAGTCGTCGTATTCGCCATTAGGAAACGCCGCTACCTCCTCGATCAACTCGTCAGCGAATACCTCGTCGGGGGCCCAAACCATTCCAGC